TTGGGGTTCGTAGTGGCGGTAGCATTGACATTAGGGGACTTAATGCCAGTTTAGAAACAGCCGGATTATTTAATGTTAAAAGCAGCAGCTTCACGTTAACAACCTCAGGTAAAACCACAATTAGCTCTGGTGCAACTAGCGGTTGGAAAGTGGCCAATGGAGAACTTTGGTTCAAAGGTGGAGATCAAGTTTATATTAATACCGCAGGTAAAGTTGTACCCAATGCTACTACACCAGTGGAACCACAAATCAATCCCCCGATGGAACTGTATCAACAAAATAACGTGAGATTTGATCCGGATACCAAACGTTGGGTATTAGACAGCCAAAGTGGCCTATCAAGTGTTGCACCTTTTACACCAACACACGAACCGTGGACCAGAGGAACTGGCAAGAAAAAATTAAATAGTGGTCTAGTAGAACCTGCTAGAAGTCAGGAAGAGTAATTATGCCTATTAACGTAACAGAATTTGTAAACCAAACAGTAGCAAACAATCCCAAAGCCAACGCTGAAGTAAAAGCAGGAGCAAGCACAGCAGCAGCCATGTTCAGTGCATTTCAAAGCGGAGGAGTTAATGCTTCTACGGTGTTAACTGCGGCAGACAACTTGCCTGCTGGGGTCAAAGCAAATTTAAAAGCTGTCAATTCTTCAGTCACTGGTGATACTGGTAAACCCAGTGCTGCTGCTGGCCAACAGGCCAAATCACAATCAAATAATCTTGGCCCTGAACAGGCCAGGAAAGATCCCTTTAGCCAAGGTGCACCAAGAGTACTACTTGATGATCCAGCTGCACCAATTGGAGCTCCGACTCCAAAAGTAAAATCAACAATTCCTCAATTAAGGGAAAGTGATATAAAAGCCATAATGGTGCAAATTGCTTTTATGGAAACCAACAACGACAGTACATATAACCAACCTCCCCGCATTGGCAGATACGCAGTACATAATAAAACACTAGTCAATTACGGTTATAAATTTTCCAATGGAGCAGCCTTTACTGGTAAAGATGGAGTAACGTCAGAATTTGAGTTTACATTTGATGTGAACGTGCAAGATCGCATAATGGAAAAGTTTTTGTTAAATCAATACAATGCCTGTATTAAATCTGGCGCAATTAAAGAATATGATACAAAAGAAGTTGTTGCTGGTATGTTAGCAGTTGCATATCAATTTCAAGATGCAAACCCGAGCCTACAACAAGGGTTTTCGGCGGCCACCGGCTTGATGGGATCATTGGGGTCAGCTGATACTGCGGGACTAGTATCAGCTGCATCTGGGCTGAGTCAATCATTGGCAGGAAGTCTAGCACCAGGATCCGGGGCTTCTATAGAATCAGTGTCTGGAAGTTTAATAAGTAGCGGAATCAATGCAATTGCTTCAGACATTAAAGCAAAAAATCCCACATCTGCTACTGTTAGTTCAGGAACATCAGCTGATAAAAAAATAACAACTGGTATACCAACTGTAACAGATTCTGCAGCAAAAGCAACAGAAAGTGTAAAGGCTGCGTTAGCGCCAGGATTAGAAGGATCATCTGCACAGTTAAAAACAGCCGCAGCAAAAATTGATGTCAGTAAACTCAAAGCGGCCGGTGATGATTTATCAAACAGTTTACCAGCTAACAAAGCAAAGGATTGGCGCCAAAAAGGAAAAGAAAAAGACAGTAAAAATCGTCCTGGATCGTTATTTTATAATGCCGGAAGATTTGCTGTACAAAATTTAGGCGCAGATGTTTCAACGGAGTCCTTGCCATGATGCTAGACGAAACAGAACTTGGTAGATTGAAACAACACATTGCGATAGAAGATCAAACTTATAATTTTAGTGAAGCATATCACAAACTTTTATGGTCCAACGGATTGAGTCCTGAGGACAATAAAAAAACTATTGCTGGTATGCTTGCAGTAATGTATCAGTTCAAAAGCGCACCAGAATCGGCTATAGCCGCTGCCCAATGGCGACTGACCAAAGACATATATGACGATCAAGGGCGTCCAGGGCAATTCTATTTTGATTTGGGTTATAACTTGTTTAAGGATTAAATAACAGTATGGCAAACACTAGATACAGAGGATTTAGCACAATAAATCAGGTAAAAAAGTTCCGTCTTACTGACGCAGAACTAGTGAAACGCGATCTTATAAATCATTTTAGCATCCGTAAAGGACAAAAATTAATGAATCCAGATTTTGGAAGTATAATCTGGAACATGCTGTACGAACCGTTAACAGCCGATGTAAAATCAACTATTGTGGAAGATGTACGAAGAATCGTAGGGTACGATCCACGTCTACGTGTGGATAATGTAATATTAGATGAATTTGAGCACGGAATTCAAATACAAGTGGAGCTGACTTTTTTGCCTGGTAATTATTCACAACAATTAAATTTGGAATTTAATTCCAACACAAACAATCTTATAACATCATAATAATACCACTTTTTCTTTGCCATAAATACTGAATATAGGTATAACTATGGCTATTACTACAAGACAAACAAGTTTATTAGCTCGTCAAGACTGGACCAAAATTTACCAGACTTTCCGAGAAGCAGATTTTCAAAGCTTTGACTTTGAAACTTTACGCAAGAGCATGATCGAATACTTGCGTACATATTACCCTGAAGACTTCAACGATTTTACTGAAAGCTCAGAATATATTGCACTGATCGATCTTATTGCATTTTTAGGACAGAGTTTGGCGTTTAGAACAGACCTCAACGCCAGAGAGAATTTTTTAGATACAGCCGAACGTCGCGACAGTATACTAAAATTAGCAAAATTAATCAGTTATAATCCAAAACGTAGTATACCATCATCTGGGTACCTTAAATTTCAGAATATCAGTACCACTGAAATTGTTTATGATAGTTCAGGAACTAATTTAAGCAATCAACTAGTAAACTGGAACGACAGTACCAACGAAAACTGGCTAGAACAGTTTACTACCATACTCAATGCAGCATTGGTTAGTACACAAGCGATCGGAAAACCAGGAGCATCAAAGTCATTGAGTGGAGTAAACACCGATGAATATGCAATTGATTTGCTCAATGGCTTGATTCCTGTGCAACCTTATACAGCAAGTGTAGCAGGAGTAACTTATCCTTTTGAAATTGTTAGTCCAACATCGGCTGATCAATCCTACATATACGAAAAAGATCCTGCCCCTAGTGGAGCGTTTAATTTCCTATATAGGAACGACAATCAAGGTAATGGATCTAATAATACTGGATATTTTTTCTTTTTCAAACAAGGCGAACTAAAAAATCTTGATTTTACTATAACTGAAAGTCTTCCTAATAGAATCGTAAACGTCAATTTTGATAATATCAACAATACTGATATCTGGTTATATTCGCTAAATTCAGCCGGAACTCCTACTACATTATGGACACAAGTTCCTGCTGTCAACGGTATTAATGTAATTTATAATAACACTGCTGATAGAAATTTGTACAGCGTAAGTTCCAGAGCAAACGATCAAATTGATTTAGTGTTTGGGGATGGATCATTTACTAATATCCCGACGGGTAATTTTAGATTGTACTACAGAGTCAGTAATAATCAAACTTACAAAATTACACCTGAGGAAATGAGTGCTGTAACAGTATCTATTCCTTATCGTGGCCGAACCGGGCGTGCAGAAAATTTAACTATTCGCGCAAGTTTACAATACACCGTTACTAACGCCACAGCCAGAGAAACACTAGAAGACATTAGAACCAAAGCACCTCAACAGTACTATACACAGAATAGAATGGTAACCGGTGAAGATTATAATGTGTTGCCGTTTACTACTTTTAGTAATATATTAAAAATTAAAGCAGTCAATAGATCAAGTTCAGGTGTTAGTAGATTTTTAGATGTAGTTGATGCAACTGGAAAATATTCAAGCACAAATATTTTTGCAGAAGATGGAATTATTTACAGCGAAGAAACGTCAGAAATAGAAACGTTTCAGTTTACCAGCAGCAGTGAAGTCAATTATATTTTACAAAATTTAATATTACCATTGATTGCTAAAATACCTACAAGACATTTGTATTATCAGACTGCAACAAGATATTCACCAACAGGCAGTTGGACAAAAGTTTCATCTAACGGAGGTAGAAGCACAGGCACCTTTGATTCTACAAGCTATATCTACCTCACACAAGGGGCCTTGGTTAAATTTACTGCTCCAACCGGACAATACTTTGATGCTCAAAATAAACTCAAGACCGGGACTCCAATTACCGAATACGAACGAACTTCTTTATGGGCAAGTATTATTTCTTACCCAACCCCGGGCGTGGGCAATGCTACATTGAGCATTGATTTACCAACAGGGGCAGAAATTGACGAAGTTATTCCTGTTTTTGCCAATTCCTGGTCTGCTTCACTTACATCAACAGTAATCAACAACATATTAAGTTATAAAACTTTTGGAGTAAGATACGATATAGTCAATAAGATATGGACTACCATTGACGAAGCAAATCTTGGATCAGGATCTTTTAATCTTACAAACGCCGGGAATACATCAGGTACAGGATTAGACAATAGCTGGTTTTTAAAATTTGTGTTCGCCAATCAAGAGTATACAGTAACCAGTAGAGGTGTAAATTATTATTTTGAAAGCGAAAGAGAAACAAGATTTTATTATGACCCAGATGTCAAGGTGTATGATAGCAAAACCGCAACTACAAGACTAGACGCAATAAAAATATTACGCACAAATACTTTACCTGACTCTACATCCAGTTTGTTTTACAGTCAAATTTATCGAGTGTGGAATAGAGTTGTTGAATCGGATGGATTTGAGGATAATAGGAAAATTTATGTAACTTTTCCAGATGATAATCTTGACGAAGTTCCAGATGATCCTGATTTATTCAATACTTTAGTGGCACCATCTGTCAATCCTCAAAATAAATTTGTGTATTTTGTACAAGCAATTGATCAGTTTAACTTTGTCAAGTATGATCCAGTTGATCAAGAAACTATAGTCTCGGCCTACGGTACAGAGACTGAAATTATTAACAACATAACTTTGTATACCGACGATACTATTTTTTACGCTTATACAGAAAATAAATTTTTTAGATCTACTGGAACAGCATTGATTTTGTTGTCTGATTATATCGCAAAAACAGGACGTCAAAATCTTATGTTTCAGTATACACACAATGCACCTAACAGTAGAAGAATAGACCCAAGTCCGAACAATCTAATAGATTTTTATATTCTAACTAGAAGCTACAGCGATCAATATTATGCTTACGTAACCGACCCAACAAATAGAGTGCAAGAGCCGGTGGCACCAACCAGCGACGAATTAAGAACAGAGTTTGGATCTATTGAAAACTTTAAAACAATTAGTGACAGTATAATTTACAATCCGGCTACGTTTAAACCTTTGTTTGGTAATAAGGCCGTAGATTCTTTACGTGCTACATTTAAAGTAGTTAAAAATCCAAACGTAAATATCAGTGATAATGATGTTAAGAGTCAAGTTATTGCAGCAATTAATACATACTTTGATATTTCCAATTGGGAATTTGGCGAAACATTTTATTTCAGTGAATTGAGTGCATATTTACATTCAGCTCTGACTCCTAACGTAAGCAGTGTGGTCATTGTGCCTGCAGCCGAGTTAGCTAGTTTTGGAACATTGTATCAAATAAATGCAGAAGCAAATGAAATTTTAGTAAGTGCAGCTACAGTAGATAATGTTCAAATTATCAGCGCAATTACAGCAGGACAACTTAATATAGCATAATAGGAAAACAAATGGCCGTTATTAAGACACATCAGTTTCTACCAGAAATTTTTCAAACAGAAACAAATAAAAAATTTCTCAATGCAACCCTTGACCAATTGATTAGTGAGCCATCGCTCAAAAAAATTAACGGGTACATTGGAAGAAAATTAGCTCCATCATATAAAACAGCCGACAGCTATATTGAAGAAGGCACAAAAGATAGACAAAACTATCAACTTGAACCATCCTTGGTTTTAAAAAATGATGTTACAAACGAAGTTGAATTTGCAACCACTTATGCAGACATAATTAATAAAATTAGGTATTATGGAGGACTAACAAACAATCACAGTCGATTGTTTGACAATGAATATTATACCTATAATCCTAGAATGGATCTAGACAAGTTTGTTAATTTTAGCCAATATTATTGGTTGGATAATGGTCCTGATCCTGTAGTAATTTCTGCAGTAGGTACTCCCCTAGAAGATAGCTTCAATGTAATATATAACCCCACGTCAGGAACATACGAATTCAGTGGATACGGAAAAACT